CTTCTTTGAGGGAGTTAAAGGACACTTTGAATCTCTTGAAACAAAAATTATAGAAGTTCCTGAATGGGGACTAACAGGCGACAAAGCTATTTATAGTAAGCCATTTAATATGCAAGAAAAGTCAAAACTTTTCAAAGGTGCAAATGAAAGCGATCTCAATGTTCTTATTGATGTTATCATAGCAAAATCATTAACTAAAGATGGCGATAAGATGTTTACATTAGAACATAAAATGCCTTTCAAATTAAAAGCCGATACAGATGTTATTGCAAAAGTTGCTTCAGAAATTATGGCAACAGAACAAATAACAACTTTAAAAAAAAATTAAATCAAGACCAAGAACTTTTCGCAATATTTGGATTAGCTGAAAAGCTACACAAGACTGCAAGTGAAATCTTGCAAATGTCAGTCACAGAGTTTAATATGTGGATGGCTTATTTTAGTGTTCAAAAAGATGAGCAAGAAAGACAAAACAGAATTGCACAAATGAAAAGAAGATAATGGCTACAAAAAAAGTAAATATTGACATAATTGCTAAAGATAAGTCTAGACAGGCACTTCAAGGGGTACGAGGAAATTTAGATAAACTTAAATCTTCTATTTTTAATGTTAGAAATGCTCTCGTTGGTCTAGGTGGTGGATTAGTAATTCGTAGTTTAATTAATACTGGTAAAGAAATAGAGGGATTACAAGTTAGATTAAAATTTTTATTTGGTACAGCAGAAGAAGGAGCAAAAGCATTTGATAAAATGGCTGAATTTGCTTCAAGAGTTCCTTTTTCATTAGAAGAAATACAAGCTGGGTCTGGTGTTTTAGCTGTTGTAAGTAAAGATGCAGAAGAATTAGCAAAAAATATGGAACTGACAGGTAATGTTGCCGCAGTCACAGGACTTGATTTTAAAACTACTGCTGAACAAATACAACGATCATTATCTGCTGGTATTAGTGCAGCTGATTTATTTAGAGATAGAGGTGTAAAAGCCATGCTTGGATTTCAAGCTGGTGCAAAAGTATCAATAGAGGAAACTATTGAGGCATTTGATAGAGTATTTGGTAAAGGTGGTAAATTTGATGGTGCTACTGCACAATTAGCACAAACATTTGAGGGAACTATCTCAATGTTAGGAGATAAAGTTTTCAATTTTAAAAGACAAATTTTAGAAGCAGGTTTTTTCCCAGAATTAAAAAGACAATTTGGTGATCTTAATGAATTTATGGAAGAAAATGCAGAGTCATTAGATAAGTTTGCTGTTGCTATTGGAACAAGTTTAGCATTTGCAGTTGAAGGTCTTGCAGAAGCAATGAAATTAGCAAAAGATAATACAGGTTTATTATTAGGAATATTTAAAGCAATTATTGCAACAAAAATAATATTTACATTATTTAAAATTGCTAGGGCATTACAAGCTATGGTTGCATCAACAACAATGTTAGTTGCAACAGCTGGTCCAATTGCTTGGGCAGCAATTGCAGGTGCAGTCACGGCAGCAACTGCTACATATGTTGGATTAGGTTTAATTATTGATGAACTTGCAGATAAAGTTGATTTTGCTGTTGATCAACATAAAAATTATAATAGAGTTGTTAAACATGGTGGAGAAGAATTTTTAAAAGTCACTAAAGAAAGCATGGATGCTTACCGAGAAGCAAATAAAGTAATAGAAAAAAGAGTAAGTGTTGTTGAAAATTCTTTTAGCAAAGAAATGCAAGCATTAAATAAACTTTTTTACACACAAGAACAAAAACTCTTAGCCAATGCACATAAACAAACTGAAATAATAAAAAATGAGTTAGCTAATAATAAAAATTTAAAAGAATCAGAAACAAAAAGATTAAATGAATTATTAATTATGATTCAAGATAAATTAAATAAAGATTTAGAAGATTTAAGAATTAAAGCAATATTAGATCAAGCTAAATTAGATCAAATAGAATTAGATAAAATAAAAGCACATGAAGAAGCTAAAGCTAAAATAAGAAAAGAAGCCTATTCAAAAAGTTTAAATGCAATAAAAAGCCGACAGTTTCAAGAATTAGAATTAGAAAAATTAACAAAAGAACAAGTAAAAGATTTAACTAAAGTAAGTGGTCGTGAATTATTAGGAGAACTTTCAAAACACAATAAAGAAATGTTCATGCTTAATAAAGCATTTGCTATAAAAGATGCAATAGTCAGTACAGCACAAGGTGTTTCAAAAGCATTAGCTTTGGGACCTTTTGGAATTCCATTAGCTGTTATGATTGGTGGTTTAGGTGCAGTTCAAATTGCTACAATAGCCAAACAACAATATACAGGTAGACAACAAGGTGGAATGGTTAAAGAGGGGCAACCTTATATGGTCGGTGAGGCAGGAAAAGAATTATTTGTGCCAAATCAAAGTGGTAAAATAGTTCCTAATCATGATTTAGGAAAACCTGTTAATGTAAACTTTAATATTAATACAGTAGATGCTAGAGGGTTTAATGAATTATTAGTAAATAGTAGAGGTGTAATCGTAAATATGATTAATAATGCTGTTAATGAAAAAGGAAGACAGGCAATTATATGAGTGGTGCATTACCTAATACAGATTTTACAGCTATTAATATTAAGAGCAATCAAAAGACTTTAGTTAGTGAAACAGATAGTGGAAAAACATTTAGACGACAAGTTCAAGGTCAAAGATGGTCATTTACAATTAAATATCCACCTATGACTAGAGCAGATTTTGCTCCAACTATGGCTTTTATGATTCAACAACGCTCACAAAAAGAAAGTTTTACAGTCACTTTTCCAAGTTATCTAAATGCTTTAGGAAATGAATCAGGAACATTATTAGTAAATGGGGCACATTCTGTGGCTGATACAACTATTGCTATTGATGGTTTTGCTGGTGATGGTGCTGGAAGATTAAAAGCTGGTGATTTTTTAAAATTTGCTCATTCAAAAGTTTATATGGTTGTTGCTGATGCAACTTCTAGTAGTAATGCTTGTACTGTAACAATAGAGCCACCATTAACAACTGCTTTATCAAATGATAGTTCAGTCACATACGATTCAATTCCTTTTACTGTTCACATGACTTCTGATGTTCAAGAATTTGAAACCTGAGCAATAGATAGTTCTGGTAATCTTTTATTTAATTATGAGTTTGATGTTATTGAGGCAATATAATGGCAAGAGGTTTATCAGCTAATGTTAAAACAGAATTAGCAACAGGAAATATAAGTCCTGTTTATTTAGTTCATTTAGGCTTTGCTACTCCCATTTATTTAACGAATTGTGGTTTTCCTTTAACTTCAAGTATATCTGGAAGTTCAGTTACCTATACTGCTTCTGGTCATTTACGATCAATAACAGGAATAACTGAAACTAATCAACCAACAAAAAATTCTTTATCAATACAATTATCAGGAGTAGATCAAACATATACTGCTGTTATTTTGAATGAAAATGTTATTGGAAAAGAAGTAAAAATTTATAGAGGATTATTAGATAGTTCTAATGCTTTAATATCTGATCCTTTTTTAATATTTTTTGGAACAATAGATGAATATAAAATTGTAGATACAACTGATACTGCAAATGTAGTTTTAAATATAACTTCACATTGGGCAACTTTTGATAAAGAAAGTGGAAGAACAACATCAGATAATTCACAACAAAGATTTTTTAGTGGCGATAAAGGTATGGAGTTTGCCGCTTTAAATATTTTAGATATAAGATGGGGGAAATCATGACAAGTTGTAATTTTTATCAAGCTGACAAAAAAGACAAAGAAGAAATTTTAGATTTATTACAAAAGTTTAAAGATGATTTAATAGATTGCAATTATCCTGATATAGAAAAAGATAAAGTAAGAAATTTTTTAAATAATATTTTAAAACGAGGAAAGATAGTTTGTGTAAAAAATTTAGATACAAATAAATTAATAGGAATATGTATGTTTACAAAATCTACATATTGGTGGTGTTTACAAGAAACAATGATTATTCACTTAATTTATGTAGTACCTGAATTTAGAAATTTTAAATTAATGAATCAGTTATTAGAAAGTGTTAAACAAGTATCAGATAATAATCCTATATTACTTTCTATTATCC